AGGTTGACACACGACACTTAGGTTGACATAATGAAATAAAGTTTAACTAAAGGGTTGACATACGTTTAAACTTGTGTATAATACTTAAGGAAACAAAGGCAACATTATGTTTATATCATTAAGGATAATTACTAAGGAGTAACCTATGGATACTAAAGACACCATAAGAACTGACGCTATGCTTAAAGAGCTAGAAGAGCTATTGTCAAACCATGATCAATACTATGTGTATTCTGACGATCACCGTGTGTGGACTAAAGGTAACGAAGAGAGTAAAGTCATTGGTAAACTAACGGCAGAGTTAACTTATGCGTTAGGTCAGTCTAAAGCAGTCAACAAGCTTTACGACAAGTATTTAAAACAATAGTTGACAACAGGTCACTAAGTATGCTATAGTGGCCTGAGTTACTTAAGGAGAGATAATATGGATTTACATAACGATCAATTTGATTCAGAGATGTTAGACCAATGGCGTGAAGAAACATTTGAGCGTAAGGCTAACGGCTTAAGTACTCAGTCATTCCAAGACTGGCTTGAGACCAAGAAGTTCCTAGCGGAACTATATGATAACCTACAGGTTAATAAGGAAGTAAACAAATTATGCACTACATCTTGGAAGACAACAAACCACTAGAGGATGCTGAGGGTGTCCCGTTGACATACCACAGAAGAGCCGAGGCTTTACAAATTATTGATTACTTCAATGATGACCTGATTGACTACAGGGTTGTTAGTATGTTGGACTACGTAATGAACAAGGAGAATCACGATGCGTTGTAAGGCTTGTGACACGTTGTTAAACCAATACGAATTGTCAATTAGGGACAACACAGGTAAGTTCCACGATCTGTGCTCTGGCTGCCTGAGTGTAGTACGTAAATCAATTAGTGACATCGAGGCTAAGGTTGACATTGCTGTTGATCGTGAGTACGACAACGATGATGATATTTTTATTAGTCTCGATGATTTAGACGAGAATTACTTGTAATACACTTAACGTTGTGTTACAGTACCCACATCCAATCATGGATAAACAAGACCATACATAGGAGAATTATTATGGCACAGAAAGACTATCGCGTAGCTACAGGCACAGTAGCATTTGAGTCATTGCGTGAGCATGACGTTTGGCAAGGTAAGTCAACAGGTAAGTTCAACGTTGTCTTAACGTTAGACCAAGACAGTGCTGATGAGCTTGAAGGCGCAGGTGTTAAGGTACGTCAGTACGAAGGCAACCCACAGCGTAAGTTCACTACCGGGTTTAACGTGAGCGTCCTTGATGCTGACGGTAATCCATACAATGGTCAGGTTACTCGTGGCTCTAAGGTTAGAGTATTGTACACCTTGGGCAACCCTAACCCAATGCACGGTACACCAACGTACTTAGAGAAGGTTAAGGTCGTTGAGTTAGCTGAGCCATCTATGGCCGGTGTAGAGGACTTCTAGCATGGCCGACAGTAAGTTCATCAGACACGAGCCATGCCCTGAGTGTGGCTCTAAGAACAACCTAGCTAGGTATTCTGATGGTCATGCTGTCTGTTTCTCACTGGGGTGTACTCACTACGAGTATGCTTCCGGTGAGGTAGCTGAGTTACCTGTAATTGAACACGTAAGTAAGAGGTTAGAAGTGACTGGAGTTCATAAAGCAATACCCGAGCGTAAGATTTCACAGAAGACGTGTGAGAAATATAACGTCACCGTGGAGTTTGGCACTGACGGTAAAATCTCTAAACACCATTACCCATACTACAACAAGTCAACTAACGATCAGATAGGCACTAAGGTTCGTATTGTTGACGGTAAGCAGTTCTACTCTACAGGCACTCTGCAAGACACCATGCTATTTGGACAACAGGCTTGGTCAGGAGGTGGTAAATATGTCACCATCACAGAAGGCGAGGCGGACGCTCTTGCGGTTGCGGAGATGTTCGATTGTAAGTTCCCAGTGGTATCGCTTAAGACGGGCTGCTCGGGTGCAGTCAAGGATATTAAAGAAAACCTTGAATGGTTAGAAACATTTGACAACGTTGTTGTCTGTTTCGATAGTGACGAACCCGGTCAGGAAGCTGCCAAAGCAGTCCTAGACTTATTTAGTCCTAATAAAGCTAAGAACCTGAAGCTGTCCTTGAAGGACGCAGGTGAGATGCTTAAGGAAGGTAAGATCAGGGACTTTACCTCTGAATGGTGGAACGCTAAGACGTACTGCCCCAGTGGTATTGTTAGTGGCCTAGATACATGGGAAATCCTGAAGTCACGTAAGAACGTAGTGTCAGTACCATATCCTTGGGAAGGGCTTAACGTCTTTACTAAGGGCTTTAGACAACGTGAACTAGTAACGATAACGTCAGGCTCAGGCATGGGTAAGTCTCAGGTTACACGAGAGCTTACACACTACCTAAGGGACGCTACGGAGGACAACGTAGGTGTCATAGCGTTAGAAGAAGGTGTCGATAAGACAACCCTTGGTCTAATGTCTGTGGAAGCCAGTAAACCTCTACATATCGTTGAAGTACCTGAAGATGAAGAAAGGCAGTACTGGGAGCGTACTCTAGGCACTGGTAGATACTTTTTCTTTGATCACTTTGGTTCTGAACGTGAGGACTCGTTGTTGTCCCGGGTACGTTACCTAGCTAAAGGCTTAGACTGTCGTTGGATTATCTTGGATCACTTATCAATTATCGTTAGTGATCAGGAAGTACCTGACGAACGTAAAGCCATCGACAGTATCATGACTAAGCTACGTTCGTTAGTGCAGGAGACCGGCATAGGTTTATTCCTTGTGTCTCACCTCAAGCGCCCCGGGCATGGTAGAGGTCATGAAGAGGGTGCTAACGTCTCCTTGGCTGACTTACGTGGTTCAGCAGCTATTGCACAGCTTAGTGATATGGTGATTGGCCTTGAGCGTAATCAACAGCACGATGACCCGGTGGTTCGTAATACGTCAACTGTTAGGGTACTCAAGAATCGCTTTGTTGGTCTAACAGGGGCTGCTTGTTATCTTTATTATGACGCTGATACAGGTCGTATGGTTGAGACAAGTAAACCTGAGGCAGACACACGAGACTTGGAGTTCTAATGAAGCAGTTAGTGTTTGATATAGAGACAGACGGTCTAAAGCCCACGGTGATACATTGTATCGTTGCGGTTAACTTAGACACAAACGAAAGACTTATCTATAGGAGTGACCATGATAACATTGGCCAGTTCGTTAGTTTACTTAAAGATGACGCTCTTACTCTCATTGGGCATAACGTCATTGGTTATGATATCCCAGTTATCGAGAGATTACTCGGTGTCAACTGTAGTAAGCATAACATTGTGGATACATTGGTTCTTTCTCGCCTTGCTAATCCTAGCCGGGACGGTGGACATAGTCTTAAAAACTTAAGTAGAGGTACTCAAGATGAGAAAACACATCACGAAGATTGGTCTGTGGTTTCAGATGCAATGGTGGAATATTGCGTACAGGATGTTATTGCAACTGTCGCTGTTTATAAAAGACTGCTCACCGAGCTTGACGGATTTGCGAAGGAGAGTATTGAACTTGAGCATCGAGTACAGACTATCGTACAAAGACAGATACAGCACGGGTGGTTATTAGATCAACGCGCTTGTTACGATCTATTAGCTGAACTTAAAGAGCGTATGCTTCAACTTGTAGAGGAGGTACACAAGAAGTTCACACCTAAGTTTAAGTTTGTACGTGAGATAACACCAAAGCTAAAAGCTGATGGTACGTTCTCTATTGTTGGACTTAAGTTTCTAGGTGATACATGGGAACAAGTCTCAGGGGCATTTAGCCGGGTTGATCTTGTGGAATTTAACTTAGGCTCACGTCAGCAAATAGGCGAATACCTACAGGATTTCGGTTGGAAACCTACTGTATTCACCGACAAAGGCAACGCCATCGTTGACGAAAAGATATTAAGTAGTGTGAAGGGAATACCTGAAGCTTCAATGATTGCTGAGTATCTCTTAGTGCAGAAACGTATTGCACAGGTGAACTCATGGCTTGAGGCTGTAGAGGAAGACGACAGGGTACACGGTTATGTCAACACGAATGGCGCAGTGACTGGTCGTATGACTCATAGTTCTCCTAACATGGCCCAAGTTCCTGCGGTTTACTCTGAGTACGGTAAGGAGTGTCGTGGTTGTTGGATTGTTAAGCCGGGATATAAGCTAGTAGGTTGTGACGCTAGTGGTCTTGAGCTGCGAATGTTAGCACACTATATGAATGATGACGCCTACACTAAGGAGATACTTGAAGGTGACATACACACAGCTAACCAACGTGCAGCAGGATTGGCTACGAGAGATCAAGCCAAGACTTTTATCTACGCTTTCCTATATGGAGCAGGAGACGCAAAGATCGGTAGCATCGTTGGTGGAAGTTCACAGGTTGGTAGGAGACTTAAAGAAAAGTTCCTTAGCAATACGCCAAGTCTTGGACAGTTACGAGAAGATGTTGGAATTGCTTCAGGAAGAGGCTACCTTGTTGGACTCGATGGACGAAAAGTATTCGTTCGGTCTGAACACGCTGCCTTAAACACCCTACTACAATCAGCAGGAGCCATTGTCATGAAGAAGGCACTGGTTATCCTAGATCATTACGCAACATTATGGAAACTAGATTATGAGTTTACAGGAAACATACACGATGAATGGCAAGCAGAAGTCAATGAACGAGACACAGGTAAATTTGGGATGCTTGCAGTCCAATCAATCCAAGCAGCAGGAGTTGAGCTTGGCTTACGATGCAAGCTTGACGGAGAATTTAAAGTTGGAAACAACTGGGCAGAAACCCACTGATCCACTTCGTGAGTGTAAGTGTGGAACTAAAGCCTACACTGAAGAGGAGATGGTTAGCTTATTTTATCCACACAAGAACGGTAAGTATGGGTATGGTACTCTTTGTAAAGAATGCGTAAAGAAAAAGTCTGCTAAACAAAAACCAGAGGATAAAAGAAAAGGCAATCTACGTAGAAACTATGGTATTACACCTGAAGATTACAACGTTCTCCTACGTGAGCAAAACTCTTGTTGTGCAATATGTGGTCGCCATGAAACAGAGTTTGCTAGACGCCTGCACATTGATCATTGCCATGACACTAATATTATTCGTGGTCTGCTGTGTGTAAACTGTAATGTTGGGATTGGTAAGTTAGGTGATACAGTAGAAGCTCTAGCTAAGGCAATCATCTATATTAGCAACGGTTTAAAGAAGGGACAGAACAATGACTAAGAAAAAGAAAACCGTGGACACGTTGGTCAAAGACATTTATGACCTTGTGTCAACCAAAGAAACACCAAAAGGTGTTGACTTAGACAAATGTATTGATGAGTTCGGTGAAGGCGTAAAGAGTCTTATGCAGACTTTGTTCTCTGAGAAACGTAACGCAGACAATAGAACTCTACGTATGTCAAACATTGGTCGTGACGATAGATACCTCTGGCACGTAGCGAAAGGTTCTCCGAAGGAAGAGCTCTTGCCTCACACCTACATGAAGTTTATGTATGGCCATTTGATTGAGGAACTCTTGTTATTCCTTACGAAAGCCTCAGGACATACAGTTACAGATGAACAAAAACGTTGTGAGATCAATGGTATCCAAGGCTCTCAAGACTGTCGTATTGATGGTGTCATTACTGACATTAAATCAGCAAGCACCTACGGCTTCAAGAAGTTTAAGGAAGGTACTCTAGAGTTTGATGACCCGTTTGGTTACATTGCTCAGATCAAGGCTTACGCTAAAGCTCAAGGCGCTACTGAAGGTGGTTGGTTGGCCCTAGAAAAACAGAACGGTCACTTGACTTACCTTAAGATGGACTTGAGTAATAACAACATTGATCAGCGTATTGATGAACTAAAGGCTGTTGTAGCTTCTGATGCAATACCTCCGGTGTGCGAAGAGCCAGTGCCTGACGGTAAGTCCGGTAACCTTAAGCTTCCTGTTAAGTGCTCTTACTGCGCCTACAAGAAGTCATGTTACCCTAACTTACGTACCTTCCTGTACTCTCGTGGCCCGGTGCATTTAGTTAAAGTTGTTAATGAACCTAAGGTAGTGGAGTTGTTTGATGAGCAAGCTTAAGTTTCGTAGCGGCCTTGAGAAACGTTTCGCTGAGCAAGCGCCTCGTGGTAAGTTTAAGTACGAACCATACAAAGTGCCTTACTTAGTATACAGGGACTACATACCTGACTTTGTGTACGAAGGTACGGACACTAAGTACTTGATTGAGTGCAAGGGTTACTTCAGGCAAGGTGACACACAAAAGTATAAGGCTATCCGAGATTCAATAGGTGATGATGAGCTTATCTTTTTATTGTCAGACCAATACAAGAAAGTACGTAAAGGCAGTAAAATGACAATGGGACAGTGGTGTGAGAAAGAAGGTTTGGCTCACTTCACTATGGCAACAATAGACAGTTTACTTAAACACGTAGGGATTGAACAATGAGTTATACGTTTGAAGAAATGGTTGAGCGTATGTTAGAACACCTAGACATGGACGAGCTAATAAGCGTCCTTAACATTACGCCTGAGGACATCCTAGACAGGTTTGAAGACAGGATAATGCGTAACTATGAAAACATAGAGGAACACATATGAGCAGACTGAATGACGTTACGCCTACTGAGTGGGACAGAGCAACAGCTAAGTGTCTTGTTGATAACGTTAATAGCCCTAAACACTACAACAGCGGTGGTATAGAATGTATCGACTACATTAAGCAACAATTAGGCGATGGTTTTGTTGACTATTGCCAAGGTAACGTGATTAAATACCTACACCGTTGGCGTTATAAGAACGGTAAGGAAGACCTTGAGAAAGCTCAATGGTATTTAAACCGTATTGTTCAGGAGACTGATTTATGAAAATGTTTGAAATTATAGGACAGGTTGTAGTACAGACAGGCTCACGTAAGAGAACTTATGCAGAAGTAATGTGTAAGAAGTGTAAGTTAAAATCTACCATGAGCCCGTCTAATGCTAAGAAATCAAAACGTTTCTTTCATGACTGTGAACCACGTACTATTAATAAGTGGTTAACTATAGCTTGGGTGTAGCTATGTGGCGGCTATGGGCAAAGGCTCTAGGTGAAAAGGTAGGGTCTAATGAAGAAGCAGACACCGTGGCTTGGATTAGAACTTTGCTTATAGTTCAAGCCATAGTGACTAACCTGTTTATTATAGCTAACGCAGTGAGGCATTGGTGATGACTAGATACCAACTAGTAACAAGAGAAGAACTAAAGAAGTTTGTAAAAGACAACGAACTTGTTCAGCTAGAAACTAGCTACATAGGTGAACCTCCAGTGACTTTATTTATGAACAAACTTGGCGAACGTCCTGCTAAAGTTGTTCACTACGAAGACTATGGCGAGCCTACAATGTACTACATCTTGAGGGAGCAGAGTGATGATGTTTGAACAATGGTGGCAACAGTACGTAAAACCTGCTCACTTTTACACGGTAGAGAAGACAGCTAAAGCAGCTTGGGATTACCAACAGCAGCGTATTGATGAGCTTTTATTTCTTATACAACAGAAGATAGAGGCTGACATAGCGGCAGATCGTGATTGGACAGATGAGCAGCAGCGGTTGTGGGAGGTTATGGCTGATATGACAGTACCTGCTTGGAGAGAAATAGAGGAGCAAGAGTGATGACTAAGTGGCATGGCGGCAAAGGCAG